GCCTGTCTTAACAACGGCTTGGTATGTCACTGACCTAAAGTCTATGATTGCAAAAGAAAATCTTTTTCTTACGCTCCCATCTATATAAGGTCTGTTTGTGCTTCTGTCATTTGACATCGTGATAATCTGCTTATCATTATCCTTGCCATTGATGAAGTTGAAGAATAACTTATTGTTGGCAATCTGTGGGCAATTGACCAAAAAATCTATTATCGCTTGGTTCTTATCCACATTAGCCATTTAATTCTCGTAACCTCCGTGCTATGATATCGCTTACTTCATTGACAAACTCATCTCCATGGTCTCTCATCATTGCCTCATCCCATTTTGCTGTAGCCAACGGGTGATATGTTAGGTTATGAGGTATATCTACTCCATAGTAGTTTTTCTCTGCATAAGGCTGATTATATGTAACACCTGTGGAGTCTATGATAAGATTCTTTGATAAAGCGCCTGTTCTGTATGGAACATACGGGTCACACCATTTTGCAAGGGCTTGATTAACTTCTATAAGAGTATCTTCATCTGTCAACACCTTTTCAATGTTACCGATGAATGCATCATCTATCTGAAGATTTACCGTTATAGTTGGCATTACTTACCTCTTACATAATAATGTTCATTGTTCCTTCCCATTCCAATATTAATGGCTAACTCATCAACTTCCATACATTTCTGATATGGTCTGTATTTATCAAGCAATTCGGATGACCTTTTTCCTTGGGTATACTCATCTATCTCATCCAAACATTCGCCTTTTACAATTATATCACCAATGCCTAATGTAAAGTAATTCCCCATTTGGTCATTTGGCAATTTCACCCAATCAAATTTCTCCATGAATTTTGAATCCTTGGGTATTCGGCAAAGGACGGATTTGGAATCCAAAGTGACTTGTCCTATAGAAATTTTGTCCCCCGATGCTTTCCAAAAACAATCAGAAATGACGGTTCTGAACCATGTAACAACATCAGTTTGAGGGTCATCATATCGGTTATAAAGGGTTATTGTGGTTTCCCACCATATTGGATATCCTGGCTTACTCATCCTCGTACAGCCCCCTGTAAAGAAGTCTTTTTCCCAATGAATTTCGAACACCATTAAGATATAACTTTACAGTATTTTCAAACTCATTACCCTTCTGTCCAAGTGAAAGTTTATCAACCACTTCCGATGCACTTACCGAATTATAACTTATGGAAACACCGTCATTAGACTGACTTGCAATAGTAGCATTTGATGTCACAGTTGTAGTCGTTCCTCCGCTCTCAATTGAGGTAGTCTGTGAACCAAGCGTCATTGCATCTGACTTAAGTTTCAATAGTCTGATTAATGCGTTCATGCATCTTGCTAACTGAGGTGGGTAGTCCTCTACCTGTTCCTTTTTTAACCTCATGAATGTGTACCAATCCACGACACATTCAGCCTCAAACTCAAAATTGTTAAAGGTGGTTTCATCTAATGTGCCACCCATATTCTGATAGTCTTGATATGTGAGATACATTGAATCCACCACCTTTATTTAAGTTATGCTTCTACTTCTGTGTCTTCGGACTTTACTTCCTTCTTACGACCACGACTTGTCTTATTCTCGGAAGTTGAGGTAGCCTTGGACTTTAATTCCTCGTTCTCAGCCTTAAGTGTGATAATCTCGGCACTTAACTCGGTAATCTTTGCCTCAAGTTGCTTGATTTCAGCCTCTTTTTGTGTGAATGCAAGTCTCAGTGTTGGGACATCTGTGGGTACAGTCTCTTTTAAGACATGTCCCATGCCATCAGTGATGGTATATCCTTGCTCAACATATGTCTGAATACTTGCTTCATCTATCCGATGTACACGGTTACCTTTTTCAGCATATATCATAGTGTGGTTACCCTCCTATTTTAGTCACCCATTAGGTTGTGGTAGCAGCCCCAGGAGTGATGTTGAACTGAATTGCATCTGCCTTCTTGTTGAGAATGAAGACATCCTCGAAAGACTCCTCGAAGTAGATGTACTTACCTTCAGAACCTGCGCTAGGCTCATCAAGTTGTGAGAATGAGTAGGAAACAGGAGTAATAACAGCTGCGGGATGAATGAGCATCATGTTAATCTGTCCTGCATCAAGTGCTGGTGCCCAACCCTTATCGAAGTTGTACTTGGTCTTCATAAGAGGTGCTGCAACACCAACAATCTCAACCTCATCAAGTCTGTCTACGACACGGTTGATAACATTGTTGTTCTGCTGAACATTGATGTTACGAACCATGGTCTGTGCTTCCTTGAGGATGTACTTAACCTCATTGGTAACATAGAGGATTCTTCCCTGTACAGGAACTCTTGCGTTATCCATGTTGAGCATAAGAGTATCAAATACAGAAAGAGCATTTGCTGTGGTGATGACGGTCTCATCAGCAACCTTGCCAAGTGCCTTCCAATCTGTGAAAATCTTGGAAACACAGTAAGCATCCATCTCGGGGAACTTCTGCTCCTCATTGAATACTCTTGTGATGTTGGCAATGGTAGTTACAAGGTTTGTCTGGTCAACATCCATAGGATGAACGAGTGTAGACCACTTTCTCTGATTGGTAAGGGTCTTGGTCTCCCATGCGTTGTTGTAATTTCTCTGTGCTGTCTCAATGGTGTCTCTGTCGGAATCAACACGACCTGTGGTTGAGATGCTAGGAATCTCAATGGTCTTAGCATTTACCCAACGATACACTTGGTTGTTTGCTGTGTTGTAAAGAGCACCGAAGTTGAGGGCATAAGGATAAGCCTGTGACAGTGCACGGCTATATTCTGTTGCGTAATTGACTGTTCCGTAAGCGGGCATAGTTTTGTCTCCTTTAACAATTTTTTAGTGTGCCCTTACACCTGTAAAGTTAAAGTTAAATCCGACATCGGATGAACTTGTCTCTGGTCCAGGAGTAGGTGCAACAAATTCGGGTACGACTACTTGTGGAGCTGGCTCGGGAGTAGGTTCGGGTTCGGGAGTAGGCTCGGGCGCTTTCTCAACTATTAATGCATCAGCATTCTCAGCGAAATAAGCCTCTGCGAAGTCTTCCCTACCAAGAATCTTATCTCCATCCATCTGCAAGCCCCTAGCAATCATAGACTGAATGAAATCTCTCTTTGCTGCCTGTGATGAAAAATGCTTAGTAGAAGCAAAATCTTTCACCGCAAATTCATAGGCTTGCTGTTTGAGTTGGTTCTGATAGGTCTGAACATCAGCCTCATACTTCTCTTGCATTCCTGTAATCTGTTGATTAAGTTCAGCAAGTTTAGTAGCATCCTGTCCTGCCTCTTCCAACTGTTTTTGGAGATTAGCAAGGTCTGTATCTCTTGTCTCAATAGTTCCGTTCAGATTAGTAATCTGTTCATCCCTATTTGCAATTTCAGCAACCTTTGCCTCAATCTCTCCATCTTTTGCCTTAAGGTCTGACTCATACTTTGATTTGCTGACATACTTTCCATCTGAAAGGTCTGTGAACTTTGCACCACCCTCTTTAGAAAGAGCCTCAAACTGTTCGTAAGTAAGTGTTCCCTCTTCGGCTTTGTCGAAAATGTCTTTAATGTTCATGTCTTGTCCTCCGATACCATTCTTTATATCTGTTATGTTTAAATGTGGATTACAGTATCCACTGAATGTGATGGGTTTAAGCGTCTCCATCATGACTTTATATGTAAGTGGAATGCCATCCATGCAAGTAATGGGACAGGCTATGTAGTCTGCCCCACCACCTTTGGAGGGCAAAAGCAGACATCAATCC